ACGCGATACGAGCCATATATATGAGTTTATAAATCACGTCGCAGGCGAATGTGCACCGTGGCTTTTAGCGTGGCTTAGAGCAAAGATACTGTACCCGAAGCAAAAGACGCAGGTAGTCCCGATTTTTGTGTCTCGCGCACAGGGTACGGGTAAAAGTACGTTCGCAGAAGTTTTGTGCAAGGGTCTCTTCGGTAAAGACAATGTGCTTGTAACGGATCAGTATGACAGTACATCCCGCTTTAATGCGGACTATGCCGATGCGCTTATTGTATGCCACGAGGAAAAAGAGGAAGTGGACCGTCGTAACCCTGCGGCAAGCATTAAGTCAAGAGCTACTGCAACGCAGATACGAAAGGAGAACAAAGGATTAGACCCGATTTATCAGGACAGTTACACAGAGTTCATTATGACGACGAATAAAGATGTCCCGATAAAGTTCGACGATAGAGAAGACCAAAGGCGGTTTATGATTATGGAAGCAGACCCCGCGTTTACAAGAAAGACTTCGCAACTTGCGGACGAGGTGTTCACGAAGCTTTATGGCGCGGATGCCGATATGCGAAAAGTAGGTGTACCGTTTAATGAAGACAACGCTCTTATTGCACAATTCAAGCACGAGCTTGTAACGCGAAAAGATTTAGAGGGCGTAAAGCTCCGCGAGTTTCCGAAAACAAGTGCGTATAATAGGTGCTTCACTTTACCGAGAACGACAGAGAACACGGAAATTGAAAGCATTGTCCGCAGTGTCGCGCCGTTTATTCGCGCAATGCTTAAAGCGAAAAAGCAGATTACGGAAATTACACTGGAGAACGGAGATGTTATCAGTCTTGAAAGCATTGTACCTACGGTAAATGCAATCCAGTATTCTGCGGCTTTGAATTGTGTTATTGTGTGCCGACCTATTGTGTTCAGCGACGCTTTTTCGAACCACAAGCCGTACCAGCACGCAGTTGTCGAGCGCACCTTGTACGATATGGAAAGCTATTTTGTGCTTGAGTACGGTATGCGCTTGTTGCCGGATATGTCGCCTGTACCTGGCGGCTTTTACGGTATACAGGGTAAAAATCGCAACGCTCCTGCCGCGCGTTTTTGCTTAGCGGAAGATTATGTGGTAAACACAAGAGGCAGCGCGCGTAACCCGGACCCTGTTGCATTTGACATTAGAAAAGAAACTAAGAATAATAGAGAAGGAGAGCGGTTACGTGTCAACGGCAGATGGCGACCCGATCCGAAGGGTGAGTTTGAAACGGTAAACGAGCTTAAAGCAGGCGTTGAAACGCTGCAAGATAAGACACAGAACGTGCAGTACAAGGACACATTCCTTTTTGAGTCCGATGAAGCAAGCCCTATGATACATCAGATAGAGCAGAGTAGGATTGAAGAATGGAAGTCATCCGGCAGCAAAGCTCCGATAGAAGCACGTGTGCTTTTCTTCGAGCGCTTACGATTACAGCTTTCGGAAGCACGCAGGCTTTATAACGCAGGTATCGCGTGGCGCGTAGTGTACAGCGGTTCAAAGAGCTACCATATTTTAGTCCGCTTAAAAGACGCACCCGATACGCTCGACCAGTATAAATGGCTGCACGCGCATCTTGCAACGGTGCTTTCGAATAAGCTGGTATTTGACGCATCTACAAGCGACCCTGCGCGCCTTACACGAGCGCCTATTGTATTTGAGCGTATGTCGGAATATGACGGTGTTGCAGTACATGGAGTACAAAAGCTGGTGCATATAAACGAGAACTCGGTGTACGACTATGCGTGGCGTGAATTATATGAGCAATGGGTAAACAGACCCTTGACAAAATATGAAGCGAAGCACGGAAAGAAAATGCTTCCGACACGTGAGGAGTATCGCGATGCAGCTCATGCGCTTTTAGACGGTACGTTCTGGACCGACAGTAAGTGGAACGGCAGAAGGCAGCAGTGCTTCTTCCCCGGTTACAGGTTGTGCCGTCACTTAGGCTACTCGCACGATGAGCTATGGGACGAAAGCGGCATATTGCAAGGGGTCAATAGCTACTATAAGCAAGGTGAGATACGGTACTGGAGAAGTCGCGAATACTGCGACTTGGTGCAAAAAATAGATGCGGACTACGAGGAGGTAGACGATGAAAGAAATCAAGATGGCACGTAAGTGTACTATTCAAGGGTGCAATGGTCAGTACATAGAAGTGTTCTATGCTGACGCGGAGTATGTAACATTGTTTTCTACGGGGACTCCATCGTATAATGATATAGGCTTTGTAGTTTTGTTTACGGCGCAGTACCCCAGCTTTAGTGTGCGCGCAAGCGCAAACGAAACAATAAAGGGAATTGAGGACTCCGAGTTCGAAAAAAGTATAGCAAAGCGACTGTTGCTTGCAGAACGCAACGAATACTTTGTGCGTAAAGATGGTACAGTTATTAAGCTGACTGGTAAAAACGCTTACGCGCTTACTGTTGCGCAGTACACTCAGGAGGAGTTTTCAGAACTTGTGAAAGAAGCGGCTTTTGCTCTGTGCAAAGCATAAGTTGTACATTTTACAAGATAGCTATAAACTATACACAAGGAGCAATGTATGAAACAGTATGAAGCAACAGGTTTGGAGCTTTTTGAACGAGGAGCTAATGACGGAAATTAAAGACAGACCGGGGCTTGACGACCCTTTATGGGAATACGTGCTTCGTGAGCGATGCTTACCTTACATACCGCGTGTAAAGCAGTGGTGGACCGCTATTGACAGTATCTTGTTCCCTGAAACCGGTATCTACGCTCTCGACGACGCGCCGCCTGGATTATCCGTGCGCTTTACGCGAACTGCGGTACGATCCCCTATAAAAGGTGTACAGGCATTCCCGCTTCTCTTTACAGGCTACCTGCAAATAAGCGGTGTGCAGGGCGGGGCAAATAAAATGATTGAGCGTGTATGCGCACGAGGTCTTGAAATCGACGGTATTACGATACTTGAAAAGCATAACCTTCCGTCCACGTATATGTGCGGGCAGTTTATCGCGTTCATTCCCACAGATGTACTCAAAGGAGAGCGCCATATAGGACGATGGGTATATTTTACGGATTATGAGCTTCGCTCGCTTGTAAGCGGACAGGTAACTGATAGCATTAAGCAGAAAGCAGTGCTTAAAATGTAGGAGTATTCATGGAGTTTGACAAGAGTAGAGTGTATACTGCACTAAATGCAGATGAGCTGTGCACCGGAAGCAAGTGCGTTTTTGCGAACAGCTTGGGAGAGTTGCAACTATTTGTGCAGTATTGTAAAGACCTTGAAACACTCACAGATGTACGTGATTACTTCGAAGAAGGCAGCTTTGTTGACGACAGGGGTACACAGTGGCTATTGGCATATCTTGTCAGTAATCCTGCTTAGCCGAAATACTGTTGCTCCGGCACAGGGGAAATAAAATAATAGCTATAACCGTTGAAACGGTGTAGATATAGGATATGCTCACAGAGCATACGAAACACAAAGCGGAGGTGCAATATGGCACAGCACAAAGAACAAGACGCAAGCTACTTTGATGACTTCATTGGAGCGGGAACACAAGACATTGGAAATGACGCAGTATCTACTTCGTATCTTTCAATGATCCAGCCGGGAAGCGCGGCATCGTCAGACACAAAGCCCGGACAATGGCGAAACAGCGCTACGGGGGAAGTGTACGGACCGGACGTGAAAGTCATTGTCATGGCTTTTAAGACGGTCTGGACGGAGCGCTCAAGCGAGCCGCCGTATACAACGGTTGCACGCTACGAGCCGAACAGCATCAAAGTTAGCGTGAAAAAGCCGAAGCCTGGGCAGAAAGGGTTCCCGGAAATGATGAACCCCGAGACGGGAAACAAAATCCAGGAGTTGTTTATCTACGCCTGCGCGTTACCCGAACACCCCGAAGCAGGTATCGTGTATTTTTCACCGACTGCCGGCAGCATGAAAACGTGCAAACGATGGAACGCTTTGCTTCGAAGCCAGCGGCTCCCGAACGGAAAACTTGCTCCCATTTTCGGCTACGAATGGGAACTTGGACTTGATATGGTCGCGAACCCGAAGCAGCCGAGCGGCAAAATCGCGCAGCTTGCAACGATTACACGCGGTAACATTACGTCGAAAGCATTATTCCAGGACATCGTACAGCCGCAGCTTGAAGCGGCGCATAATCCGATTATGCTTGCCGCCCCCGAAGCATCAGGCGACGTAGACGAATAAGCTCTTTGCCTTGTACAGCGTAGCACCGGCTATACGGTGCAATATACTGGAGACATAGTATGAGTGATTTGAATAGTTTTAGCTGCACGGCGCGTCTTACAAAAGACGCGGTACAAAAGACATTGCCTACCGGTACTGATCTTACGGAGTTCGACGTTGCCGTAAACACAGGGTTCGGTGAGCATCAAGACACGATGTTTTTGACGTGTACCCTGTGGGGAAAGCAAGGAAAGACGGTATTCCCGTACCTTAAAAAAGGCAGTGAGGTTGCATTGACAGGGAGCATTTCGCTTCAGAAGTGGGTCGGTAAAGCCGACGGTGCGGAACACATGAAGCTCGCTCTTAATGTGCGAGACCTCGTGTTGAAAGGTACAAAGTCGAATGACAGCACGTCACAGGCTGACACGATCCACATTAAAGACGATGAGGAGATACCGTTTTAATGTCAAAGCGGAGCAGTAACGGCTATGTTCGTTTGTGCCATGCAATTATCGCACAAGCACGACGAGATGGCGATACGGATTTTTTTAGGACATCTTGGTACGAACTGCTCCGTGATTACATTGCAAATGCGGAGGACTTACCGACAGGTATGTCAGGAGCAGTGCCTGATAATATGCAGGTATGTCATAGCAGGCGGCAGTTCAACGGTTGTCGTGATTGGGATGCAAAATAAGGGCAGAGTACAGATCGACGATATGTACTCTGCCACATGGAATACCGGGGACAGAAACCCCTTATTCCACTATACTATAAAACTTTGTAGGAGTAAAGCATGGAAGAGAAATACACGGAGATTTTGAGATTAAAAGAAATGCTTGAAAAAGAAGGCATACCGTTTGTATTCAGACCGCAATTTGACGGGTACACTATCAAATACGACGGTGTTTGCTCTGTAATTGAACACTTCGGAAGCTATGGCGGTGATGATAACTTGCTTGAAATTATGGGGCTTCTTACAAAGAAAGAGAACACATCTGACAACGTGCTTGGCTATCTTACTGCTGAGAACGTGTTCAAACGAATAAAGAAGCACTATAAAAGTGCCCCGCACGGGGAGTGTCGCACGGGGCTAAAAAAGAAGGAGTAAACGTTACAACAGTTATTTGCGCTTCAATTATACCATAAACGAAACACTTGTCAATAGGGAGTAACGGTGCATGAAAAAAGAAAAAGGTAAAATTGTCATTAAGCTCACTAAAACAGAAAGCGACATTTCATCAAAGCAGAAAATAAAAGCACCTATGGATATGGCGCTTTTCGGAGCGGTTGCTCTTGTGAATGCACTTGTACGAAAAGCGACTCAAAGCGGCATGACGTACAATGAGGCACGAAACAAGGTGTTTTCGGTAATGAAAGACGCTCTTAAACAGACGAAGGAGTAGTTAT